TTTAACATAGACTTCTTCACCCCCAATATCTAGATAAGTGTTCGCAGATATTGATGCAGCACTATCAACAGTGATCAATGTATCGGTGGTAGTAACATCTTTAGTCAGAGTGGTGATAATTGTTCCAGTATAATTTTTGATTGCTCTTGGTCGAGCAGTATATGCCAACTCTCTGGATGTATTTGTAAGATCTGTTCCAGAAATAAAACTGATCTTTGCAGTTTTGATAATATCCTTTGTTGCTGTCGTAACAGGACCAAAAAGAAATGTTTTTGCAGTGAATCTTAATGTATAAAGAAGAACTCTTCTTGTTGAGAAATCACCTTCATAGTCATCCTGCATCGTGACATTTTCTAAAACAATTGGAATATCTCTTTTCTCATTAATTACATCTACCAGTTCAACAGTCATTGTATATGCTGGTTGAAAATAGGGTAGTATTTGTTCGATAATTTGAAGAGCATCGTCATTTAATTTTGACATGATACTAAGTTCAAATTGCATATTATATGGAACTGGAAGATATGATTTTTTAGTTTCCGTTCCGTCATTCGCAGACTTTGAAGTAAAAGTTTGAGTTGTGGAAGACTTTCTTGTTGCGTCATAAGTTAATCCAATAAACTCAAAAGACATTCTAGGTAATGTAATTTGTATTGGTTTACTCAGATTTGGTGATTGATTTAATCTTGCTAAAAACTTTTGTGTTGGACCATATGCAAGAGGAACCTTAATTACGCTCGTGGTTGCATCAGAACTATCCTTATGTTTGACACTTATATCATTAAACAAAGAACCAAAAGCAATTACGGTCCTCCTCAAAATTTCGTGGTAAAAATACTCAAACATGTGGTTAATTTATAATACTACTATTTAACAAAGACTTTAGTTAGTATTTAGGGCATTCCAAAAGGATTTCTTTCACTAAAATCAATAATATCATCAGATTCAGTTTCTATTTTAGAATTATCTGAATATCCATCTCGTGCAGGATATACCTCTACTGCTTTTAAATAATGAGAGGCGCTGGATGCAGATCCCACAATATTTTCACCCACAACAAATTCTCCGTTAATTTGAGAAACTTGAAGAATATTTGTAACATAGTCCCAAGATTTAACTCTTGCAGTTACACCGCTTGTTGATCCAGTGACAATCTCATTAAATATGAAAGTGCCCGTTGAATTCAATGAAGGATTAGATATGGTTAATGTCGGCGTAGTAGAATATCCTAAACCAGCGTTTGTAATGTAAATTGCTGTTATTGTACCAGCAGCGGAGACAACTGCTGTTGCTGCTGCTGAAACAGAGGATACTCCAGTAAACGTGATAGTGGGTGATGTTGTATAACCAGAACCACCGTTAGTCACAGTAATTTCCCCTACAATTCCACTTCCTGTCGATGCAATACCTGTTGCTCCACTACCACCTCCACCAATAAATCTCACTCCCGGATTTGATGTATATCCAAATCCAGAATTAATAATTTGTACGCTTTGTACTGACTTAGCTTGTGGATTTGTGTTATCAGTGCAGACAACTATTCCTTCTATCATCTTAGCAATGGCAGTGGCAGTTTTTCCACTCGTAGGTGCAGATGATATTCCAACTGTAGGAACGCTTGTATACCCTCCACCGCGATTTGTAACTACGATTGATCTAATACCACCATTAACAATAGATGCTGATGCTGTTGCAGTGACCCCAACACCAACCATTGTAAGACTTATAATATTCCCCGTTCCAACGTTTTCTAAATTATTGGTGCCGTCTCCACTAATTAACTCATCTATTTCATCAATATCAGTATCGATAAGTTCGTCTTCATACCTAAACAATTCACATCTTAATTGATATGTGTATAATCCTTGAAGTTGATAGAACGGTTTTTCATGTTCTACATATTTGATTTCAAATAAACGTTTTCCAAGAGGAAAATAAACTAAATCACCTTCTTTTGGTCTTGAGTATAATTTAATATTTGGTTGTTTTTCAATCAAAGGTGAAATATATGTTTCATATCTTTCTCTAGAAATTATCAAAGTAATCTCATTTAATGCTTGTATACCAAACTTTGATAAGAGTGTTGGATTATCTCCATAACCTTCATAGGTATCCACATAAGCTTCGATAGGATATGCATTATTAAATTCAGATTCTATTACTTCTTTTATTACGGTTTTTTCAGTGATGTATTTTCTAGGAAGATAATGAATTTCAACACCATACATTCTCAATTGTTCGTTGATTAGATCTTGAATAAGACCTTGCTCAGTCTTAGATCCTTGTAGAAAAAATGGGTTAAGCATTCGTTTAACCTATCATATCGAAAGGAGGTACTTCGTAAGTGTTAGACATTTTTTCCATTAAAACATCTAATTCTTTTTGAGCATCATCGTATATTTGCCTACCATTAAGTTCTACCCCACCAGGTAATTTTACTCCAGTAAATTTAATTAAATTTTGTCCCCACTGTCTTTTAATAAGTGCGGTCAAATATGGTTTAATAAAAGAATCATTCCAAACTCTACTGTAATCATTTGGATCAAATGTTGAGTAACAGTCGATAATAAGATATTGATCTTTTCTTACGGATGCCCAATCAATATCCAAGTATAATCTGTCTTGTCTTTTATTAAAACGAATTTGTTTTTGAGTATTGAGAAGAAAATCTAGATCTTCCAAATAAGTCTTTACCATCGCATAACTAAGAAGTTCTGTAGTTCCCCAATAGTAAATATCATTCAAGAATAACTGATATTTTACACTAAACATATTGTGAGTAATTGTATTAGTTCCATCAAATGTGAAAATTTTATTCACTCCAATAATATTGGGCGGAACTTGCAGATAATTGCTGTTTTCTTCGTATGTAAATGTAGTCGCTGTGCCTACAATATTTGTTGTTGCTGTTGTTGTAGCAATTCCTACTGAGGCGCTTCCGCCTCTAGATCTACCCCTATCAATATCATTTTGAGTTATTTTATATTTATAAAAAGTAGGATAAACGCCATCAAAATGTCTTTCCTGAAAAAATTGGATAGCGTCATCTACTAAATCTTCAATTTGCTCATCAGCGACATTTATTTCTAAAACAGGCGCACCAAGTTTTCTCTTACAATAATCTATTAATTCTTGTCTCGTTGAAGGTTGCGCCATGGTTAATAACCTCTTAAAATATTTATGATTCTGTTTTTATTATGGAAGAAAGAATTTCTTGTTGTTTTAAATACAACTTGAAGTAACATTTTGCAATTTCTTTAATCTGATCTAAATCTGAGATGGAGTCAATTTCAGATGCTGCTTTAAAGTATTCAAAACTTTTACTCAAATTTTCTAATTCTATTTTATTTGGATCCATTGATTAACTGCCTTAGTAAAGATTTAATTTCGTCCATATCATTTTTTATATTAGCAACTTCTTCCTCAATAGAATGTACTTTTTGATTCTCTTTTGATTTAATATCTCGCATTGCTAGATATTCGTTATACCCAGTCATATTTGTATTAATAATTGAGTTTGTTACTGGATCTCTAACTAAGTCGGAGTGTCCAGAAACTTTTATATATTCCCTTGTCATTTTATGCTAAAGCAATTGTTCTAAGTTCTTTAAATCTTGGGGGATAAGCTTGATTTGTTCCTGTAGCAACAATTTTAATTCTATAAAATTTAAATGATGGCAATTCATTTACAGTAAATACATTTTCTTTATAATCAAGTTGATTTGATTCGAAATCAAGTATTTGAGACTTTGAAACAAAAGAATCTGGCGCTCCATCATTGTTTTGTGCGTCAATAATTCTTCCTCTATAATCTAAATTAGTGTATCCAGGAAAAGGTACAAATATAGGATCAAATCCGCTACGATCACTGATAGCGTAAAAAGCTCTAATATCAGAGTATTCATTGATATAAGCAGAAAGAAGAATTTTTAATGAAGTTGCTGGATTTTCTAAATTGACTTCCTTAGAAATATATGTAAATGCTGTAGGATCATTTAAAAGACTATTCGCTCTGCTATCAGTAGCGTAATCTGTAATTATACTGTTAATTCTGTTCGAAATAAAAATAGCACTCACTCTTTGAGTGTCAATAACAGGAGACACTCTAGAATCAGTAGTTTCTAAATCTAATTGCATATTGAATGACCTGTTGCCCGGCAAAGCAAGTCCAGTTAAATTATTTGCTTCGTTAATGTCTGAACAAACTATTCTAGTACTAGTCAAATAATTTGATTTATTCAATGTTACATTTTCATATCCTGCGTTCTGATAAGGAACTTCAGTTCCACTTAAACTTTGTCCTGTTATAGTTCTAATTTTAGCATCTAATTTAGTTCCAGTTACAACTTGATGTTGTACCATTGGAGAAATAATTTCAAATGGTATATTTTGTGTTGATTTGATTTGATTGCCACCAGAGAACTTAGATTCATTGAAATAAAGTTTGGGGAATCCAACATCAGTGCTTCTATCATTTCCATCAGATGCCATATTAATTTTAATATTATGAGAATCAAATGTTATTGGATTAGAAACCGTTGCATCGTTCAAATAATGTGTTTTATTAATTCTTCTAAGAGAAACTCCACCTAGTTCATATTTATAAACTAAAGTGCCCACTGGATAATTTTTCTTAAATCCTAATACATTTCTTGTTATAGTTCCTCCAATAGTATTGCCAGTAACTTGAGTATATCCAATAATTTCATCTCCAATCTTCAAGTATCCAACATTAGTTGTGCCAACTCCAACATTTTCGAATTGAGAGAATAAAGATGCATCTTCTACAGAAATAGCAGTTGTAGAATCTGTATCATACGCAGTGATAAGTTTAGTTGGAATAATGTCCGAATTTACATTAGATAAAGTTACATAATTATCCTCAAAGTACATACCACTATTAGTGTGATTAACTAAAATATGAAGTCCATCATTTACAACTTCAATATTACTAATTTGAACATTAGCACCATTACTTAAATTTAATTGCGTAGTTATTCCTGAATTGTTAATATAACTTACAGTGTTTCCTGCTCCAGAAACTATAAACTCACCTTGAACATTATCTAAAATAATCTCATTTACATTAGAAATAGATGTAACAGAAAGTTGTGCATTAAATCCTGTTGGAATAGTTCCAATAGTGCCTATCCCTAAAACGTCTCCTACCCGATATCCAATTCCACCATTATTAATGGT